TCAGCCGAAGGATCTGGTACAGACAGCCGCCTGGTCGCGCATGACAGCATAGTCGCTCAGCATTTCAGCAACGGCCGACCTCTCCGGAAGGATCCCGAGTTCCTCGGCCGCCCTTGCCTGAAACTCCCGACTATACTCGATGACGGGCGCACACGCCCCGGACCCGCCGGTCTCAGAACCGACCGTCGCGCAGCCGCCCAGCAAGCTCGTCGCGATCGCGAGGACGGCGAGCCGCCGCCTCCAGCATCTGGCGTTGGACATCATTGGCTTTCTCCGTGGTTTGAAGGCGTTCAGCGAGGCGTCCCGCGCGCTCGCCGGAGCGCCGAAGCGAAAACAGAAACAGGAGCACGGCGAGAGTGATGGCGCCGTAGCGCAGCGCCTCCCGCGTCCACGGGCTGGCGGCGAACCGTGTGAGCAGCCCGGCGATCACCGCCGCCCCCGTTTCCAATCGTCGAGCCGCGCATAGATCGTGACTGCGATGCCCCCGAGCGCGACGGCGATGAACACCCAGCGCAGGGTGTCGAGATACGGGACCAGCGGAAGGATGGCGGTCTGGGTCTCGGCCAGGACGCTCTGCGCGACCTCCACCCCTGCTGCGCCCAGCGTCGCGACACCCGCCGCGCCGCCACCCTTCATGGTGCGACTGTCGGCCAGCACTTCGCGCGCGGGCGGCGTCTCGGTCGCGAAGGCCGTCACCCGAACTGGGAAGCGCTCGCCCCACTGCCGTGCGGGCCCAAGGTCGACATGGATGAAGCCCGAGCGCGGGTAGAAACCGAAGCCGAGGAACCCGACCTCGCGCGCCGCGGCCTCGAACGCCACCGGGTCGTGGTTCGTCATGGCGACGTCGAAGGCGGCGCCGTCCAGATGCTTCGACCGGGTGGCGCCGCCGACGGCACGGTTGTGCTCGGGGCTGCGGTAGGCGGAGCGGACGATCAGCGGCTTGCCCAGCCGGTCGCGCAGCGCCTGCAGCCTGTCGAGCGCGGGTTCGTTGATCAGCAGCTTGCCGGTGCCACGGCAGGCGATCTCGGCCGGGCTGAAGTTCGGCCAGCGCCAGGTGCCCTCAGGCACGTCGCGCCAATGGCGGTGGAAGGTCGTGGTCATGAGGGGCCTCCAAAAAACGAAAAACCCGCCTCGAGGGCGGGTCTTTGCGGGCTGATGAATGGGGATGGGGCGCGGCTACGGGCTGCCGCCGAAGATCTTGAGCTTGATGGCGATGCCCGCGAGCAGCGCCAGCATGACGCCGGTGGTGATCATGCGGACGGCGGTCTGCATCGCGGTGCGCCGCACCAGCCGGATGCAGTCCACCAGGGAGCGCAGATCGCGGATGTCGAGCGCGGCCTCGTCGCCGTCGAGCCCGACATCGGCCAGCGCGCGCTTCGCGCCTTCCTCCGCCGCCCGCGTCAGGATCGCCTCGAACTCGGCATCCGGCATGCGGACGTAGCCTTCGGATCGGGGTGGGTTCATAGGTTCCTCCTTCCGCCGCTCAGCCGACCTTGCAGCCCCAGAAGGAGGTGTGATCGGCGGCGAAGTAGCCGTCCGCGACCCGGAAATACCCCTGCAGCTCGACGGTATCGCCCGCAGTCAGCTGCACCATGGTCTGCAGCCAGATCGCGGTGGCGAGCGAGACATGGGTGGCGGAGATTTCGCCGAGGGAGCCGCGGATTTCGGTCGTGCCATTGAGGACGAGCCGCCCGCTCATCCGCGCGGTCGTACTGGCGTTGATCTTGTAGAGCAGCGTCGCGCCGAAGAGATAGGTGCCGTCTACCGGGGCCACGAAGTGGTTGTTCACGGCGTCGAAGGCCCCTTGATCATTGTAGTCGGTGTTGTTGAGGCCGATCTTCGTCCAGTTGTCGACGCCGACGTAGTTGTCGTAGTTGGTGTATGCCCTGAACCGCGGCAGCCGGGGTTGGTCGACGATGCCGGTGGCGTTGTCGACGCTAAGTCCGTCGAAGAAGGCGTTGCCGTCGGCCGAGACCGCGAGCCGGAACTTGTCCGATCCGAACAGCCCCATCAGCGCCTTTGTGACATAGCCGGTCTGCAGCGTAAGCCCGAGATCGTCTCCGGCGGCCTCCTTGTTCATCATGTAGAACAGATCGCCGCTCCCACCCTCGGCCACGGTCTTCGCCGTCCAGAGCGCGGCGTTCAGCTTGGCCGAGAATGGGTTGGCAGCATCGGCCGTCGTGCCGACACCCAGCAGGGTCATGTTCTGCAGCGCCGTCGGAGTGATCCCGGTCCAGCCCGCGCCGTCGTAGACGAGCAGCAGCCCCTCGTCCTCGACCCATGCGCGCCAACCGGTCCGGGGTGGCAGACGGAGCCAGGCGCCATCTGTCCAGAGCGCCACGTTCAGGTCCCAGCCCGCCCAGTCGCCCGTCGCGCCGGAGCCTACAATGTAGCGGTCACCGTCGGCCGGGCTTCCTGGCGGCGAGGTCGGGTCCCGGTCGAGAACCGAGAGCTGAACCAGCCCGTCGAGGATCCGCAGCGCCTCGTTGTGGCTGACGTGCTTCTGGGCCTGCGCCGCCAGGATGTAGGGCAGCAGGAGATGGGTCGTGGCGTCGGACATGGGGTGGCCTTCAGAACGTGAGCGTGACGGTTTTCGGCGCGCCCCACCCGACGAGGGCGGAGAGCTGGGAGATGCGGATGTCGAGCGTGTCGCCGGTCCCGAGCGGCGCGCCCCAATCGGCGGTCTGGTCGGCGCCGCTGTAGACCACGCTAGTGGTGGCCGTAGTCAGCACGCGCTTCATTGTCGCACCGTCGAGGATCTCGACCTCGTAGGCTTCCAGTTCCTCGGTCAGAGGCACCTCAACCGCGCCCCAGCTGTCGGCCGCGAGCGCACGGGACCGGCGCGTCCAGCGGATCGTGAGATCGCCGGGCGTGCGCGGTGTGCGCCATGGCTGCTCGACATGGGCGACCGAGAACGGCCGCAATCCAGTGCCGGCGGGCGTGAAGGCCTGCGCGACATAGGTCTCGTCGCTGACCGGGCGGCTGGCGGGGCCGATGCGCCAGTTCCACGGGATGCCGAGATCGGCTTCGGCGATCGGCAGGGACGCCAGCGCAGCGTCCAGCACCACGACCCGCGCGCCTGCGGGTGTGGGATTGCCCATCGCGCCCTCGGTGCCGCGCTGGCCCCGCAGGAGCCGGGTGAGCCGATAGCGACCGGGCGCCAGCAGCTCGGCGGTGCTCGCTTGCACGATCTCCCAGACGCCGGGCGCGCTCTCGATGGCCAGCGCGTTGGCCCCACCGAACAGCGTCAGATCGGTGACGCTCTCCAGCGTCCCGGTCAGCAGATCGACCACCAGCACGTTGCCGAGATCGAACCGCGATGTGGGACCCGCGTATAACTCCGAGACCAGCGTCCCGATTCGGGCGCGGCTGCCGAACGTGGTCAGCAGTTCGAACCCGTCCGTCGAGGGGCTGCGGAACACCGCCATCTCGCCCGGCCAGGGAATGGCATGCGCCGCGACCAGTGGCCGATGCGCGGGCTGGTCCTCGGTCAGCTGCGGCAGGTCCATCAGCACCGCATCCGGCGCGCCGAACACCACGGCGCGCGTCAGCGACGCGGCGCGGGGATCGCCGACCGGCAGATCGTAAGTCGCGCGGTCCTGGCGGACCGCCTCGATCCCGCGCGCCTCGGCGTCGGCGATGGAGACGAGCCGCAGATCGACCAGCCGCCCGTCATGCTCCAGCCGGATCGCATCGGCCGGATCGAGCGCGAGGCGCGAGGGCGGCAGACGGAACGCCGCCGTCTCGCGTCCTACCCACGCCTCCATCAACGCGCGGCGGCAGCGGCGCTCGGCCTCCTCGGGCGGGACCGCCATGGGAAAGGACTCCGAGGCGATGCGCGTCGTATCCACGGTGATGCGCCGCGCCTCGACGAGGGCCGCGTCGTAATCCTCGTCGGCGCGCGCGACCTGCCATTTCAGCGCCTGCGGCAGCTCGGTCTCCTGGCCGCGTGTCAGTTCCAGCACGTCGCCCTCGCGGGCCGCCACCAGATCGTCGGGCGCGAGAGTGGCGACGGAGGCCCGGCCGCGCATGACGAAGCGGATCACGCCCTCGGTCTCGACCGCGTCGAAGCCGAAGTGGCGCGACAGCGTGGTGATCGAGGCGCGCGGGCTCTCCAGTGCGGTGATCGCGTAGCCTTCCACTGCGCCCCAGAGCCCTGAGACGTCGATCCGGGACTCGGGCATGCCGGCCCTCAAACAGACATGCCGGACGAGTGCGGCCAGGGACACCGCGCCGAGACGCCCGGTCAGCCAGTGGCCCAGTCGCCAGTTCGCCCCGTCCGTCCAGACATCGGTCAGCGCCGGGAAGAACGGGTACGGCCGCGCGTCCCAGGTCCAGGCGGCGCATTCCGGCACATGCACCATCCGGCCGTCGTAGACCGAGGACAGCGGGTTGTTCGCGGCCTCGCTCCACCAGAGATACGTCGCCTCGAGATAAGCCCGCTGGATCACGTCATCCCGCCAGCCCCGCGAGAAATGCGGCGTGAAGCTTTCCGACGACTTCGGGTCGAAGAAGACGTTGGGCTGGTTCGTGCCCCGGTCGATGGCGGGGCAGCCGAGCTCGGTAAACCAGATCGGCTTGGACTGCGGCGCCCAAGCGGTCGGCGTCCCGCTCTCCACGCCACCGGGGCGGTCGTAATGCGCGTTCGACCACCAGGCGCGCAGATCCTTGTAGCGGAAGACCCACGGCTTGGCGGCAGCGCCGTCCGTGATGGGGGTCCGCACCTGCGCAGTTCGGTCGGCGGCGCTGGCATAGAACCAGTCGAAGCCTTCGCCGCCCGCGATGTTCCCCTGCAGGTAGGCCCGGTCGTAGATCGCGGGCCAGCCCTCGGCCGCGTCCGCATGCTCGAACCCGTCCCGCCAGTCCGACAGCGGCATGTAGTTGTCGATCCCGACGAAATCGATCTCCGGATCGGCCCAGAGCGGGTCGAGATGGAAGAACACGTCACCGCTGCCGTCACCCGGCTGGTGCCCGAAGTATTCTGACCAGTCGGCGGCATAGCCGATCTTCGTCCCGGACCCGAGGATCGACCGCACATCCGCGAGCAGATCCCGATACGCCTGCACGGCCGGATAGGTGCTGGCGCCCGAGCGGATGGTGGTGAGCCCCGGCATCTCGGTGCCGATCAGGAAGGCATCGACGCCGCCCGCTGCCGCACAAAGATGGGCGTAGTGCAGCACCATGCGGCGCAGGCCCCAGTCGCCCGGCGCACCTGTCCACGAAACTGTCTGACCCGAAACGCTGAAGCTGGCGGGCGTGGCCGCGCCGAACAGCGCCGCGACCTGGCTTGCGGCCGTGGCGGTCTTGTCCACGGTCCCTGCGAACCCCGCTGCAGGCGAGCAGGTGATCCGCCCCCGCCACGGGAACGCAGGCTGCCCCGTCTCGGCGGCGTTGTCGGAATACGGGTTCGGCAGGCTGTTGCCGGGCGGCACATCCATCAGGATGAACGGATAGAAGGTCACGCGCAGCCCGCGCGCCTTCATCTCCTGGATCGCCTGCACCACCGCGAAGTCGGACGGAGTGCCGCCGTAGACCGGGCGATCCTGATCGTCGCGGCTGACGAGGAAGGCGTTGGCGCGGCTCACGCCATTGACCGACCAGCTGGCGGGCGTGGTCGATTTGGCCGACACTTCGACGCCCGGCCGGACCCTGCAGGAGCCTGCCCGCAGGTCGTCGCCGAACCACGCCACCACGAGGCTGACGCTCTCGACCGCAGGCGCCATGGCCTGCAGCCGGTCCAGCGCCTCCACCATGTCGGTGGAGTCGGCCAGCGCGTTCAGGTTCTCAGGGATCTGCGCGCCGCCATCGGTCTTGCGGATCGCCTGCGTCGCATAGGTGAACTCGCCCGAGGCCGGGATCATGGTGACGGCGCGGGTCAGCCCCTCGGCGGTGTCGGGATCGGCGAGCGGCCGGAACACCTCGAACGAGAGCTGCGGCAGGCGGTTGCCATAGGTGGAGAGCGCCAGATCCTCGAAGACGACATAGGCCGTGCCGCGATAGGCCGGGGTATTCGCCGCGCCCATCCTGGCCGCGATGAACGGGTCCGCCGTCTGCGCCTCGTCGCCCGGATACCAGCGCCAGGTGACGCCGGAGAGGTCCATCGGCTTGCCGTCGGCCCAGATGCGCCCGATGCCGGTGATCGGGCCCTCGCAGAGCGCCACGGCGAAGGAGGCGTAGTACAGATACTCGGTGGTCTTGACCTTGCCGCCCCCGCCGCCCTTGCCGCCGCCCTGCGTGGTGGTCTTCGTCTCCTCTCGGAAATCCGTCGCCCAGATGATGTTGCCGCCCATCCGCATACGCCCATAGAGCCGCGGGATGACCGCCCCCTCGGTGGCCGAGGTGATGCGCAGCGTGTCGAGCCGCGCGCCCTCCATGCGCTGCGTGGGCGCCAGCGACGAGATGATCCAGCTGTCGACGACCGACCCGATGCTGGAGCCGATGAAGCCACCGATGGTGGCGGCGCTCACGCCGAGGATCGCGCCGCCGATCGAACCGCCAATGGCGGCGCCAGCGGCACCGAGAACGAGGGTGGCCATGTCGGGGTCTCAGCGTTTCGGGAACAGGAAGGCGAAGGCGATCCGCCGCCGCCAGCTTTGGGTGAGCGGCTCCTCGATCACGCCGAGCCGCTCATAGGCATGGAGGAAGCTGTCGGGCGCGGTGAGGATCCCGACATGCTTGGCGATGGCGCGGGGCTTCATCCGGAACAGCACCAGCGTTCCTGGACCGGCTGCCGCGGGCTCCACTTCGATCATCATGGCACCCGCGCCCTCGGCCAGAACCTCGCGCGGGCCGGTCTCGCCCCAGTCGCGGCTGTAGGGCGGGATCGGGAACGGCTCGGGGCCGACGACCTCGCGCCAGACGCCCCGGGCCAGCCCGAGGCAGTCGCAGCCGACGCCGCGCAGGCTGGCCTGGTCGTGATACGGCGTGCCGAGCCAGGAGCGCGCAATGGCGATGACGCGCGCCGGGTCGGCCGCTGCGAGAGGTTGCGTCACAGCACGCCTCCCTCGTGGCCGCCATCCTTGGTGGCGTAGCGCAGTACCGCGTCCTGGCCGGGAATGTGCGGGAAGCCCCGGAAATTGGCGATGTTCGCGAACTTGGCCCCGCAGGTCTCGATCCGCTTGTCGCAGCCCGCGCGGATGGTGAAACCGTCGCCCTCGGCGATCGCGCGCACCGGCGCCTCGAGCAGCGTCAGCACGGCAATGCCATCCGTGACGTCATGGCCAAGCACCTCGGTGCGCCGTCCCGTGTTCGCGCCGCTCGTCCAGTCCAGCGTGCCGAAGGTGAACCAGCCGGAGGCGAAGCCGCCGAGGCCCGAGGCGGTGAAGGCCCGGTCGCGCAGCATGTCGATGACGGCGCCCGTACCCTTGAATGCGGGGGCCTCCAGATCGACACCGCAGCGCCCATCGCCGAGCGCGGCGTCGCAGGTCGCCTGGAAGGTCCGCCCCACCGTCTGGCCGAGGACATGCGCGAGCGAGCGAACCTCGGCGACGAAGGCGAGCCGCCCGCGCCGGATCTGACCGATGGCGCCCCGCCGCATCAGCACGCGCTGGCCGGGATCAGACCAATTCACCCGCCAGACCTCGACCTCGGCGTTGTCCCAGCGGCCGTCGAGAATGTCGGTCTCGGTGATCCGGTCGGAGGTCAGCACGCCCTCGGCATCCTGCGCATCGACCGACAGGTCCGAGCCCGAACGAACCTCCGATGCCGTCAACCCGCTCTCGGGCTCGAAGTCGGTGCCGTCGAAAGCGAGCATCCGGTCGTGGTCGGTGAAGCCGAAACTCACGCCATCGGCACGCACGATCCGCCAGCACCAGGCGAGCGTCGTCGTGCCTTCGTCGAGATGGGCCTGCAGGGTGGGCGAGAGGGATTTCATCGGCGCAGTTCCACGAGAGGGATCGAGGTGATCGAACCGAGCCGTTCGAGGTCGAGGGTGACGTCGAGCGCGTCGGTGTCGAAGCGGACGGGTACGTCGAACGCGAAGCCCGCCGTGATGGCGACGCCTGCACCGGGTGCTTGAGCGAAGGTGACGAGGCCGGTCGTGGTATCGACCGACCAGCCCGACATCTGTTCGACGCCCGCGAGCGCGACACGCACGCTGCCCGTGACCGGCTTGGCGATGCTGCGTGTCCAGGACTGCGCGCCGGAGGCGTAGCGCTTCGCGAGCTGGAACTGCGTCGTCGTGCCGTCGCCGGTGCCGAGCGACTGGTCGGCTGCGCCCGGCGTCTGCGACGGCAGGCAGGACTTGAAGTCGGCCCAGTCCTTGAAGCGGAAGCCGTGAAGGCGGCCGTTTCTCGCCTCGAAGAAGGCGACCACTGCCGCGAGATCGTCGGCACGACGGATGCCATAGGCCACGTCATAGCGGCGGCGCGAGTTCGCCCAGCTGGCGTTCCTCTCCTCATCGCCGGAGGCGAGCTCGACGATCTGCGTGCGCCGCTCGGGTCCGCCGCGCGCGCCGCGGCTGATATTGTCGGGAAACCGGACCTCGTGAAACGCCATCACATGCCTCTCCGCCCGAGCGACACCGCGCGGGCGATGTCGGCGGCGACCTGCGTGCGCGACTGCCGGAAGCTCTCGGCGTCGCGGGCATTGATCGTGACGTTGACAGTCTGCGCGGCGGTGGCGCCATAACCCGCTGCCTCTCGCCGCGAGAGCACGCGCTCGCCCCGCTGCAGGATCGCGGGTACCTCGTCCGGCCTGAGCCCCGCCCAGCCGCCGGAATGCATGCGCGGGGTATTGGCGAAGGCGAGCGCGGGCACCGTGCGGCCCGGTCCCTGAGAACCGACCATGCCGCCCGCGTGCAGGATGTTGGCGAAAATCCCGCCGCCGAGATTGCCCAACACGCCGGACAGCACACCTGCCAGCGGGCCGAGGATGAAACGCCGCGCAGCGAGCTTCGCCAGATCGGCAATCAGCGAGGTGACCAGATCGCCGAACTTCAGCTTGCCGGTCTTCACGAACTCGCCGATGGCGTTCTCGGCACCCCGGAACGCCCCGACCAGCGCCTGGCCGATGTCGCCGCCGATCTCGCTTGCCTTCGTGGCATAGTCGGCGAGCGTCTCGCTCACCGCCGCCCAGCCGGTCGCGGCAGCCTCGGCCCCGGCCCGGGTCTCTTCTCCGGCGCTGCGCCCGGCCGCTCCGGCACCCCTTGCCGCCGTTTCCGAAGCGTTCAGCGCATCGGTTACCCGGCCGGCGGCGGCAGCCGCATCATCGAGTGCGCTTTCGCTGTCATCCCCGCTCAGCGCATCGCGCAGCGCCTGCATTGCCGGGCCGACACCTTCGAACGCTCCGGCCCGCGTGTCGGCCGCGCGCTGGCGATAGCGGTCGGCCATCGTTCCGGCATTGCTGGCGGCGTGATCGAGCATCGAGGCGTAGGATTGCGCCCCGAACCAGTCGATCCGCGCGTCCGCACCGATCGTCTCCGTAACTGCATTGAAGGTCGGTCCGATGGTGCCAAGGAAATCGGCCCATTTGTTGGATAGGAAGGCCATCAGCCGCAGCCAGATCGCCTCGATATCGGCGCGCAGGGCGCAGAAGTCGTCGACGAAGGAGCCAAGGGTGGCCTTGATCCCGTCCCAGACTGCGCGCGCCACATTGCCCATCAGTTCGAGCGCCGCGCCAAAGTCGCCCGCGCCCTGCACCAGTTGCCCGAACCAGTAGATCAGCTCACCCGCGCCGACGATCAACGCGCCGATCCCGGTGCGGATGATCGCCCCGCGCAGCAGCGTCAGCGCGCCCGACAGGCTGAAGGTCGCGACACGGGCGGCAACGAAGGCTGCGACCCAGCGTCCGGCCATGAAGCCGGCGAAGGCGATGCCGATGGCAGCGATCCTCTCCAGATTGTCGGCCAGCAGGATCAGCGCCTCGGCCACCGTCGAGGACGCGCCCGCCATCTGATCCCAGGTCCCGACCAGTTGCAGGGCGGCATTGCCGATCAGCGTGAAGGCGTCGCCGATGGTCGCGGGCATGCTGTCGGCTTCTTCGCGCAGCAGTTCGAGATTGCCGACCAGCGCCGTGCGGATGACATCGCCGGTGATGGCGCCCTGCTGACCGAGGGTGCGCAGGCCCGAGACCGTGGTGCCGAGTTCCTCGGCCAGCAGTTCCGCCACGCGCCCGCCGTTCTGGATCACGCTGTTGAGGTTCTGACCGGATAGGGTCCCCAGCGCCATGGCGCGCGATAGCGCGGTCTGAACCGAGGCCGCGCGCTCCGCCCGCGCACCCGAGACGACCATGGCGTTGTTCAGCGCCTCGGTGAAATCCAGCGATTCCGCCGTCGTCAGCCCCAGTTCGCGCAGGGCCGTGGCATTGGCGAGCCAGGATTCGGTGGTCTGCCCCAAGCTCGAATAGGTCCGCCGCGCCATCGAGGCGAGCCGGTCCATGACCGCCGCGCCCGCTTCCTGCGATCCGGTGGCCAGATCGACCCGCGAGCGCAGGTCGGTCCACTGGTCGGCATAGGCGACGAGCTGGCGCGTGCTGATCGCCGCGCCGAGGATGCCCATCACCCGACGCACCACAGCTCCGGTGATGTCGGCCTGCCGCTCGATCCGCTTGAAACTGTTCTCGCCCGCATCGCCGACGCCCTGGAACTCGGCCTTCACCTGCCGACCGCCTTCGGCGACGAGGCGGACAGAAACCCGTTTCTGAGCCATGGATCAGTTTTCCTGACGAGCGGGACGAGGCTTGTAGGGCCGGGTTCATCGCTCCGGCCCCGGCGACGCCCGGCCACCGGACGCCATCTGTTCATTGAGCTTGCGGACCATCGCCGCCTCGATCTCGGGCAGGCATTCGGCGGCGATCAGCGGATCGACCCCGAGCGCCCGCGCCATGGCGAGCGCTGCCCCCATGTCCCAGCCGATGACGGCACCACCGCCTATGCCGGTCGCGATGCGAAGCTGTCCGGTCAGGCGTTGCGCCAGATCCCAGACCTGCCAGCCCTCATACGTCAGAGGCCGGTTCAGCCGCGCCGGGCAGTCCGGACACGGGCCTTGGCAGGCCGCGCAGTAGCTTTCGCCCCCGCCGAACTGCCATTCGGCGAGGGCGCGGAGGCGTTTTTTTCCGCATCCAGCATCAGATGCGGCGCGAGGCAGCGGGTCTGGAAGGCCTCGAACACCGGCCAGATGTCCAGAGCCGCGTCGATCCCTTCTGGTGTGACGGGAACGGGATTGCCGCCGGCATCGCCGACACCCTCCCAGCCGATGACCACGCGGCGGGCGACCGCCTTCGCCATGACCAGTGCCTGCTCCTCCCTGCTTGCCTCCTCGGGTAGTGCTTCCACCGCCGGATCGGTGCGGGCGGCGACCATGATCGCGGTGGTGACGGGCAGGACGTGCAGGCGCAGGCCAGCCCCGAGATCGAGCCATTTCGGCTCGGCGGAAAGATCGAGACGGATCATGGTCAGTATTCCTCGATGTCGTTGATCAGGGTGGCGGTGCACATCCGCCCGAGCGTGGCATCGCGCGCGGCCTGCCAGTCGAAGCTGGCCTGAACGCCCTGCGGCCCGCCGATCTCGATGCGCGGGCACGGCAGGTAGACGGCGTGCACGGTGAAGGTGAAGCTCTCGCCGGAAGGCAGCACGTAGGCGAACTCCATTTCGCAGGCCTCGCCGTTGATCGCCTGCGTCACCAGCGTCTGGTCGGCGAAGCGCACCTCGATCCGGCCGTTGAGCGCCGCGATGGACGGGTCCGCGCCGTCGATGCGCCCGTCCGAGCGGATGGTCTCGATCCGGTCGAGATTGTTGGCATAGGTGATCTCGGCCGAGACCACGTTGCCGAGGGCCGATCCGTTGCGGGTGATCGCCCCGTTGAAATGCCCGAAGCGCTTCAGCTCCAGCGCGGCCGGTGTTCCCGCGCTCGTCGTGGTCCCGACCGTCTCGCCCTGCGCGACCAGCCGCGCCGTCGCGGTCAGCAACCCCGAGCGCTGCATCTGCCAGGTGATCTGGTCGAGGACGCAGCCCGAATACATCGCGTAGCGCGGCACCTCGGGCATGCCGGTCTCGATCGACATGCTGGGCAGCGTCCACGACCCCGACTGGAACTCGTGTGTGTAGGGCGCTTCCGCACCCGTGGTCGTCGGCGTGCCGAAGGCCGCCTTCAGCCAGAAGCCGAAGGCCTCTGCGTCAAGGGGCACCACGACATCGCCATCGGCCGTCACCGCGTCCTTGATCGGCGCCAGCGGATCGCGGCCGTAGCCGAGAAGTTCGGAGTTGAGGAGCGGTTGCTCGGCGCCTAGCGACGTGCTGGCGAAGGGCATGCGAGTAAAGCCGCTCGCGGGCGGCGTTCCATAGGTGGTCTCGAACGCAAGCGCCATCAGCGCCCGCGCCCCCTGGGCTCGTGCCATGGTGTTCTCCTCGGGTTGTCGGGATCAGCCGAGCGGGTCGGCCGTGGAATAGTGCAGCACCACCGGGATTACGGCGGCCTTCAGGCTGGCCGCGCCCTCGACGGGCAGATCGACGGACTGTGGCGCTTCCGCCTCGACCCAGTCGCAGAGCCCGCCCAGTGTGCGGTCAGCGGCGAGTGCTGCGCCGATGCTGGCGGTCAGCGTGTCGAATGCGGCGTCTCGGTCGGCGCCTTGCACGACCGCCTCGATCTCGGCGCGGTGCTGGTAGTGGTAGCGCAAGGGCGAGAGCGTCACCTCGGGCTCGCCGGGTTCGCCGTCACGCAGGATCAGCAACCCGGCTGCCGGCACGCGTTCGGGCAGGACCTCGCCGCGCAGGGCGGTGGCGGGCAGCGCCGAGAGCCGCGCGTGCAGCGCGGTGAGGGTGGTTTCGCGGAGGGTGGGCATGGACGGTCCCTTCGATCTCCGAAGTGCCCGAGCATGGGCAGCTTGACCTTTGCAATTCTTGACAGTTTCAGAGCGCTTCCGGTAACTGGAGCCATGGGGATCCGCGAGCTCCCCACGAGGCGCCAGCCGAAGATCGCGTTCCTGTTCAACCCCGGCGACGGAGGAACGCACATGCCTGCGCCCAATGCCATTTCGTTCGACAAGCTTTCCCGCATCATCGGAACCCCCCGTGCACCGCTCCTGCTCGACGTGCGGTCCGAGGAAGATTGCGCCGCCGATCCGCGGTTGCTCCCTGGCGCCACCCGGATCGACGACCAGGCGCTGGCCGCCCTCGCGCCGCAACTCAGCGGTCAGCCGTCGATCGCCGTCTGTCAGGCCGGCCACCGGCGAAGTCAGGGCACGGCAGCCTGGCTGCGCGCCGAGGGCTGCGCCTCGGAGTATCTCGAGGGCGGGTTCGAGGCCTGGCGCTCCGCCGGTCTGCCGCTGATCGATCCGGCGAAGCTGCCCGCGCGCGATGCGCAGGGCCGCACCATCTGGGTCACGCGCTCGCGCCCCAAGATCGACCGCATCGCCTGCCCGTGGCTGATCCGGCGCTTTCTCGATCCCCGCGCCGTCATCCTGTTCGTGGCGCCCGCCGAGGTGGTGGGCGTCGCCGAACGCTACAACGCGTCCCCCTTTGACATCGAGGACGTGTTCTGGAGCCACCGCGGCGAGCTCTGCACCTTCGACGTGATGCTGGCCGAGTTCGGCCTGAGCATTCCCGCCCTCGACCGCCTGGCCGCCATTGTGCGCGGCGCCGATACGGCCCGGCTCGACCTCGCACCCGAGGCCGCCGGTCTGCTTGCGGCTTCGCTCGGCCTGTCGCGGATGTATTCCGACGATCTGGAGCAGCTCGAAGCGGGGTTGCTGCTCTATGACGCCTTCTATCGATGGGCGCGGGACGCAACCGACGAGACCCATAACTGGCCCACGAACAAGCCGAAGGCCGACTGATGCAGGACCGCACATTCCCCTCCCTGGCCGAGGCCACCCGCATCTGGGCCCGCATCGGCCTCTTGAGCTTCGGCGGCCCCGCCGGACAGATCGCGCTCATGCACCGGATCCTCGTCGAAGAGCAGCGCTGGCTGGGCGAGAAGCGGTTTCTCCATGCGCTCAACTACTGCATGCTCCTGCCGGGCCCGGAGGCGATGCAGCTCGCCGTCTATATCGGCTGGCTCATGCACCGCACACTCGGCGGCATTATCGCAGGCGTCCTGTTCGTTCTGCCGGGCGTTGTGGCGATCATGGCGCTCAGCTGGATCTACGCGCTCTACGGCAATGTCGGACCGGTCGAGGCGCTGTTCTTCGGGCTCAAGGCCGCAGTGCTGGCCATCGTGGTGCAGGCGGTCATCCGTATCGGGACGCGCGCCCTGAAGAATGGCGCAATGGTCGCCGTCGCAGCAGCCTCCTTCGTGGCGATCTTCGGCTTTGCCGTGCCGTTCCCACTCATCATCCTGATCGCTGGCCTGATCGGGTTTTTCGGCGCGCGTGCGGGTCTGCCTGCGTTTCTTGGCGGCGGCGGACACGGCAAGGTGGGCAAGGTCCAGGTCGATGACGCCGATACCCTGTTGGGCGAGGAATCGCCGGATCACACGCGCGTCAACCGGGCTTGGGCCTTTCGCATCTCGGCGGTGTTCCTCGCGCTCTGGCTGGCGCCGGTCGCCCTGCTGTTCGCCGTGTTCGGTCCGGCCAATGTCTTCGCACAAATTGCGGCCTTCTTCAGCGTCATGGCCGTTGTCACCTTCGGCGGCGCGTATGCGGTGCTGGCCTATGTCGCGCAGGAAGCGGTTCAGAACTACGGCTGGCTCGCCCCCGGTGAGATGCTGGACGGTCTGGGCATGGCGGAGACGACGCCGGGCCCGCTGATCATGGTGACGCAGTTCGTGGGTTTCATGGGAGCTTTCCGCGATGCGAGTGGGCTGTCGCCATTGATGGCGGCAACGCTTGGTGGGCTGTTGACGACGTGGGTGACCTTCACCCCCTGCTTCCTGTCGATCTTCCTCGGCGCGCCCTTCATCGAGCGTTTGCGCGACAACAAGGTGCTGACTGCCGCGCTGACCGCCATCACCGCAGCCGTGGTGGGCGTCATCCTGAACCTCGCCGTCTGGTTCGGTCTGCACGTCGTCTTCGATGAGGTGAGAACCGTTACAGCGTTCGGCCTCGATCTCGATGTCCCCATCTGGTCCACGGTGAACCCGGCAGCTGCGGCACTGGTCCTTGCCGCGCTCGTGGTTGTGTTCCACTTCAAGCTTGGCCCGGTGCCGGTCCTTGTTGGTTCTGCGCTCGCCGGCATGGCGCTTGCGTTGATGGGCCTGACTTGAAGCATCTTTCGCTATCGCGCTGATCATAGCTTCGCGTCGACCCAGGTCGCCACGATCAGTCCCGGCACGCTGTCCAACACTCGGTCTGCATCCTTCGCCAGGTCCAGCCGCTTCGGCAGCTTGACCTGCGGCACCAGCAGGAAGATCGGCGCGGTGACGACGCCCCGGCCGGTCTTCGACCGCGAGGCCACCGCGCGTCCTTTCGTGTTCAGCCGTCCCTCGGCCACGAGCAGGCTCGGTCCGGTGCGGCGATAGACGAAGCGCAACCGCAGGCCGGTGCGACGTTCCCATTCGCCGGGAGTGATCCGGCCGCCGCGCAGGGACTTGCCTGCGGCGGGCAGCGGGATCGCGAGCCAGAACCCATCCTTCGAGCGGATCAGCGGGCCGGTATCGTGCGCACCAACGATCACCGGCGCCTTCGACCAGACCAACGCCGCCGCGCTTAGGCTGGGCTTGCCTTTCGGGAACTGCTCCGACCGGATGGTGCGGGCAAGCCGCGCCCCGAGACCCGCGCCGGTGATCTGCGCGCGCCAGGCGGATTTCAGACCGGTCCCGGCATCGCGCATCGCCGTGGTGACGGCGTTCTGCCCGGCCTTCACCTCTGCGTCCATCAGCCTGACCAGATCGCCGACGATGCTGACGCCGAGTTTCATGCGGGCCTCAGGTCCACGGTCCAGACGAGCCGTTCGCGATCGCGGACCGGCTCGCCCTGAATGAGGAAGGCGTCGCCGTCGATCTCGATCCGGTCGCCGGGGCGCGGGTTTGCCACCTCGGCGATGCGCAAGTCGATCCGGGTGCTCTCGGACCAGAGCCGGGTGTCGCCGAAGTCAGTGATCGCATCGGCACGCCGGGCGACGACGCGCACCAGAACGGGGGCGGCGCCATCGGCGATGTAAACCGCGTCCCGGCCGATGTTCGGATCGGCGAAGAGTGCGCCGACGGCGGCGGCGAAGGCGCTCATCAGAAGGCCGCGTTCAGGCGCACCCGGCCGATGGTGTCGCCCGCGCCGCTCGCCACCGCCTCGACAGCCACGCCGATGAGGGTGTTGTCGGTCGCGACCGTGGTGCAGCGCTTGTTGGTGTCATCCCAATAGACCTTGGCGCCGACGGTCCAGGCCTGGGAGCCGACCTTGGTGATGTCGAACACGCCGACGAGCGCGGTCTCGACGGGATCGCCGAGGGCGGCGGCGCCCGCGGCGATGCCGAAGATGGAGCCGACGAGCAGGCCATCGCCGGAGGCGACGGCATAGGGCGCGGTCAGGGTGATGGTGTTGCCGGGCTGGACGTAGTTTTTCATGGGAAGGATCCTCGTGGAAAGACGAAGGGCGGCCCGTCAGGACCGCCCGCATGTCAGGGTTCAGCATATTGGGGTGCTGGGCTTACGCGCCCGGGTTCTTGTAGAGGCCGCGCCAGTCGATGGCCTTGGCGCCGAAGTCGAGGCGGCACTTGATCTCGACGCCATCGACATCGAAACCGTTGCGGGTCTCGATGTAGGCGCCCTGCTGGCCCTCGAGATAGGCGTACTCGATCGTGTCGATCTGGTTCGGGCTGGCGGCCAGATACCAGGCGGTCTCGCTGGCGGCGTCGAGCCGGGGCTCGCTGATCGGCGCCAGCGTCCGGATCGACTGCGGCACCACGCTGGAGGTCGCGGCGGGCACGAGGTTCTGCGCGACCAGCTGCTCGGCCTTCAACTCCAGCGAGGCGGGCACGATCAGGAAGGCGGGGCGGACGTTCAGCACCGTCTTCTTGTCGAGGCCAGTCTGCTTGGCCATGGCGGCGCGGGCCGCACCGACGCTGCTGACATCAAGCGCCGCGCCTGTGCCCGCGAGGTTCTTGTGGGTGGTGTGGAACAGTGCATTGCCGTCGGCCATCGCCGGGTTGGCGGTGATAATGCCCCAGACCACGTCCGACTCCAGCTGTGCGATGGAGTTGCCGTACATCGCCGGGATCCGGGTGAAGGCGTCGAGGTCGTCGTTGATCAGGGTCTGGCGGGTGATCGCGACCACCCGGCCATAGGTCTTGACCTTGTAGCTCTCCTTGCTCTCGCCGAGCGTGCCGCGCTTGAACTCGCCGCTTTCGCCAACCTCCAGAAGCTGCGGCGCCTCGCCGAGCTGCACCCGGTGCATCGCCTTGAAGTCGGTGGCGAGCACCTGGCGGCAGAACAGCATGAAGGTGCGGGGATAGGCCTCGTAAGCCTGTCGGAGGGTCTTGTTGGTGACCGCCGACAGGATCTCGGGAAAGTCCGAGGTCGAGTGCAGGGCCCGCGTCGCCACCTCGTCGCGCGACAGGCCGCGCGTGTTGACCCCGGCATTCCCGAGGCTTTCGCGGGCGAGCTCCAGCAGGGTCATGCCGCGGTACTGGCGCGCGGCGTCCTCCAGCTGGAACAGCGTCGGGCTGTAGCGGTGCAGGAGCGCGTTGGCCACCGCATCGCGGCGGGTGATGCGTTCGTCCCGGCCGCCGAGGGGGACGGAGACATGGGGGAAGGTTCGGGTCTCGTCCGACTTGGCGGCGACCTGATCAAGGATCAGGCGGCGGGATTCGTCGACGCTGACGCCGCGCTTGACCAGATCCTCGGCGAAGCCGCGCTCGAGGTTCAGCCGCCCGGCCAGATCGTAGATAGTGGAGACGCGATCGCGCTCGGCCTCGCGGGCGCGGGTGGCGACCGCCTCGGTGTCGGGCGCAGCGGGGGCATCGGTATTCTGAAGCTTCGGCTGGGTGCGGGTTTCCACTGCTGCGACCTTCGGGTCGGGCGCAGCCGCTTTCGGCTCGGTCATGGGGGTGTCCTCGGTTTCGACCGGCGCGGTCGGCTGGGGGTTGGCGGGGGTCGCGGCGTCACTCGCCGGAGTCTGGGTCTTGTCCGTCATCGGGATGGGTCCTTTCGGGCTGGAAGGGGCGTCCCGGCGGTGAAGGACGCAGTCATGAAGGGGATGCTGGGCGCGGAAGCCCGCCGCGGGGTCGGCGCCGACCGCGACGGCGGAGACCTCGAACGGCGTCCAGTCCACCGCCCGCCAGAGTTCGCGGGCGGCCTCGGGCTTCGAGACCTCGAAGCGGTGGACCTGGTAGCCGATCGAGACCGCCCGGATGTGCCCGGCCTGGATGTCGCGCCAGATCGGCTCGACATCGGCGCGTTCGCTGATCCGGACCAGCGCGATGCCGCGGCCGTTCTCGATCCGGGCCGAACCCGGCACGACCGAACCGATCACCGCGTCGAGCGTGTCGAGTTCGTGCACCTTCAGGAAGGGAGCGCCCGCGTTCAGCCGGTCGAGCCGGACATGGGCGGGGTCGAGGCTCAGTTCCTCGTCATAGGGCTCGCCGAAGAAGGTCGCGCGCCGGACGCGGGCCCCGGCCGACCAGACCACCTCGACGGTGCGGCTGTCGGCATCGGCCGTGTTCGGCGCAAGCTCCGCCGACCGGCGCATGGCCGGCAGTTCGATCATCGTGTCCATGAAGGTCAGTCCTGTTGGTCGGCCTGCGCCGGGTCATTGTCCGCGTCGGCGGCAGGGTCGTTCGCCGGGTCACTGGTCTGCGCGCTGCCGGTCTTGGTGACACGGCGCGGGTCGCTGTCGAGTACGAGCCCCAGCGCGTCGAGCTTGGCGTTGGTCGAGGCGATCTCGGCCAGCACGGCGTCTGGGTTGCGGCCCTGTTTTGCGATCACCTCGGCCAGCGTCATGGTGCCGGAGCGGATCGACAGCAGGTTCGCCATCGCATCCTTCTGCGGATCGACCGCCTCGAACTTCGGAGGCGACCATTCGACCGGCACGGTTGGCGACGGGATCTGGCCCGCCGCCCACGCGGCCTCGGTGAACCAGCGCCAGACCGGCGCGCAGAACATCGGAATGAAGAGCTGCCACTGCACGGCGTCGATCTGGCGGCGGAATTCGACCAGCCCCGCCCGGATCGAGGAGTAGTTGACCTGGCTGAGATCGCCAGTCAGCAGCTCGTAGGGCACCCGGAACCCGGCCGAGATCGTGTGCAGGCTGGCGCGCTTGTATTCGCCATAGCCGCCTGTCGCCGATGGCTGGTTGAACCGGATGTCCTTCCCGCCGCGCGCATAGGCGATGAGCCCCGGCTCGAACTGCTCGACCCGGTTGCCATCCGCGTCGACCACCGAGGGTGCGATGCCCTGTTGCGCCTCGTCGTCGCCGAAGACGATGGCGGTGACGCAGGCCTCGGTCTTCTTGCGGACCAGTTCGGCCACCTCGTAGTCGTCGAGATCGCGCAAGGACCGGATCACCGGCGCGCCCCAGGGGACGCCGCGCGCCTGCGTGCGCTGCTTCTCGTAGACATGGGCGATCTCGGTCGCTGGCACCGGGCGGCTCTGCAACCCGTTCTGCAAGGCGCCGTACGCATCGCCCGGATGCTCGGCATGCAGCCAATAGGCCCGGCGCTTGCCGACCGGGTCGAACTCGATGCCCTGCACGAGACGGCCCGCGCCGAGGGCGCCGGACTTGGTGGCGTCGAGGAAGTCGGCCTCGAGCACCTGCAACTGCAGCGGCACGGGCAGGCCGTCGCTCGCGCGCCGGAGGCGGCGGCGCACCAGCACCTCGCCCGCCTCGACCATCTCGCGGCAGATCAGCGTCTGCAGGCCGTAGAAGTCGAGCTGGCCGTCGGCGTCGCACTCCGCCGTCCAGCGCTCGAAGAGCGCGTCGATCTTGCGGTCCAGCGTGTCGTCGCCGCTCGCGGCGCGCGGCATGATGCCCGCGCCGATGATGTTGTTGACCAGCACTGCGACGGCCTTGGCCGCATGCGGGTTGTTGCGCACCAGATCGCGCATGCGGTCGCGCAAGAGCGCCCCGGCGACGCCGATCTCGGTGTCGGCCGAGGATCCAGGCGCGCGCCAGCCTTCGGTGCGACGTCCGCGCGCGGCGCCATCGTAACCGCGCGTCAGGGTCTCGAAGGCTTGTCGCGCCATCACGCGACGTGCCGCCATGCGCGGCGCCACCGTGGCGATGGCGTGGTCGAACCAGGTCGCCGACATCACCGATCCCCGCGGCTGAAACCCGCGAGCCCGGCCACAGGCAGCGGACGGCCCACACCCGTGACGGCGCGCTCTATGGTCCGGATGCGGGCGAGGAGATCCTCGGCCGAGCCGTAGTCGACGGATTTGCCATCATAGCTGACCCGGGTCGTGCCGCTGGCATAGGCGCGGCGCAGCGCCGAGAGCTCGGTTTCCGTCCAGTCCGTCATGTTCAGAACCATCCTCCACGTCGCCCGAGCCAGTCGGTGCGGCGTTTGCCCTGCGGGGCCTGTCCCGGCCGGTTGATCTGCCCGGCGGGATCGGTGTCGGTGGGGGCCGCCCCGAGCTGATCCTCGAGGTCACGCCATTTCTCGTCGGGCCAGCGGTCCGCGCCCGCGATCCAGGCGGCGGCGCGGGCATAGACCCGGCAATCCAGCGCCTCGTTGCGCTCGCGCAGCTTCTGCCATTCCAGCCGGGCGAAGCCGCGCTTCGTGCGCACCGTCACCAGCTGTTCGGCCACGAACTGCTTCAGCCATTCGTTCTCGACCCAATGCGGCAGGTGCACCGAACCGGGCGGGAACGCGGCACCGTCGGCCATGTCCTCCTCGGTCGGCCGCGCCAGCCGCAGGAAGCGGTAGGTCTCGGCCTTGAAGGTCGACACTGCCACGGTCCAGAGCCGCGCCCCGCGACGAAGGCGTTTGCCGCCCTCGGTCGCGTCGACGAAGGTCGGGCCCGAGACGGGGCTCGAGCGGTTGAACCCCTCGACGCCCTTGACCGGCGACACCTGCCCAAACCCCTGCGCCCGCGACCAAGAATAGACCGCCGGAGCCTCGTACCCGGTGTCGATGGCAAGTCGCGCAATGCGCAGATGCGCGCCGCGTTCATGCGGCCAGCTTTTGTCCAGCAGCCCGGTCAGCTCCGACCAGGCGTCGTGCCGGTCGGGCCCGCCCTCGATCACGACGTGATCGACGAGCCAGCTTTCCAACCCGCGACCCCAGGCCCAGACATCGACCTCGATCCGGTCCTTCTGCACGTCGGCCCCGGCGGTCAGGAACAGCCCGCCCGCGGGCACCGTGCCGGATGTCCAGCGCTCGCGCCGGTCGTAGAGCCGTTGCCAGTCGGGGGCTTCTCCGGTCTCGACCCATGTCTCGCCGAGGATCGTGTTGCGGAACGCCTTGATCGCTTCATCCGAACCTTGCGCCGCGTCCCAAGCCCGCACGATCCGCTCCCAGCTCAGCCAGCCGATCGGCGAATAGAGTGCGGAGAGGTGATACCCGACCGTGGTCGGATCGGCGGCCGTGGCGGTCGGCCGCCATTCGCCACGCTCCAGCATCGCCGTCTTGTGGTGCTCCGCGATCGGCCTCTCGCAGCCCTCGCAGTGATACTCCGCCGTCTCCGGGCTGCCCTTCTGCCAGTGCAGCCGCTCGAACTTCAGCCACTGCATCGCGCCGCAATGCGGGCATGGCACGAAGAACCGGCGCTGGTCGCTGGCTTCATATTCCCGTTCGATCCGGCTCAGCCCCCGGATCGTGGGGGTCGAGACCAGGAACACCTTGCGCCGGTGGGCGAAGGTCAGCGATCGCGCCTCGGCCAGCGTGACCGGATCGCCTTCCTCGTCGGCCGAGGCCGGATATGCATCGACCTCGTCGAGGAAGATGTACCGCGCCGGGGTGGAGCGCAGCCCGACCGCCGAGTTCGCGCCGGTCATGATCAGGATGCCGCCCGCGAATTCCTTCGACAGCATGGTGTTACCCGCGTCGCGGGACCGGGCCGGTTTGACCCGCTCCCGCAGTTCAGGGCTCTCGTCGATCAGCGGGTCGATCCGCTGGCGCGAGTTGCGCTTGGCCAGTTCCACCGTCGGCTGGACCGCGAGCATCGGGCCCGGCGCCTGGTGGATGGCGAAGCCGATCCAGTTGTTGCCCGCCTCAGTCGCCCCGACCTGCGCCGCCTTCATGAACACGATCCGCTGCGTGGGATCGCCGGGGCTCAGCCGGTCCATGATCTCGCGCATGTAGGGCGTGCGCACCGTGCGATATCGCCCGGGCTCGGCCGAGGCGCGGCCCGACAGCATCCGGTGCCGGTCCGCCCATTCCGAGACGGTCAGGTCCGGGTCGGGCCGGAGCCCGTTGCCCCAGGCGCGCAGGATCTCGCCCGCGCCGTCGAAATCCGTCAGTGCGTCATCTTCACCGGAAGTCGGGCCGGACCTCGGCGAGTTCGTCGAGGTGGGCGCGTACATGACTCGAAAGGACCTTCTGCATCGCGGCTGGCTCCACGGTGATCTGCTGGCCCGTCGCGTCGCTGCACGAGGCCGAGAGCTCGGCCGCCATCAGCGCCGCCGCGCGCGCGGGCCAGTTCACCCAGGCGTCCCGTTCCTCCCGCGCCAGCCGGAACACTAGCGCCAGCGCGCGGGCCCGCTCGATCAACTCCCCCTTCAGCTTCTGGAGCCGGATCCGCCGCTCCTGCGCCTTAAGCACCTCGTTCGCGGTCTTCGCCTGCAAGAAGGTCGTGCCACCGCCAACGGCGGGCACCGCCAGACCCTGTTCGCGGAGCGTGTCGCCAACAGCGGCCACGGCCGCCTCAGGGACGGGTTTAAGCTTCGGCGCGGGCGGTTCCCGCGTCTTCGACGGGTCCGTCGTCTCGGCACGTCGGGCATCGCTGGCGGCCGCGTTGATGCTGCCGTCCGGATAGAGGACCAGTCGCTCGCCGGCCTTCGCCTTCTGGATCGCACCGCGCGACAGCCCGACATGCGCGGCGTACTGGCGCTCGCTCATGCCCTGCATCGACGGCTCCGATTATCATTCTGAATCATGTGCTTATCGAGTTGATAAGCCTCCGCGACGGAGCGAACGTTCATCCCACAAGGACGAAGCAACTCACCACGGAGCCACCACGATGACCCGCCGCGCGACCGACAACACGAAAGCCCTCGACGCCTTCATCGCCGCCAAGACCGAGATCGACGCGATGCTGGAGCGGCTCGCCGCCCTCAGCGCGGACCATTTCGAGACCAGCCCCGACGAGATCAACTGGGGCCATGTCGGCACCCTGAACCACTACCGCGCCAAGCTTCGCGAGATCACCGACATGGCCTTCAACGAAGGCGAACACGCCGAGTAAGACCGACCCGCTCCCGGTCCCGCCCGCCGACTGGCGGGCTCGACCTCGTAGAAGGGCCCGCATCCCGCGCGCCCCGATACGGGAGACGACGATGACCAAGCTTTCCGACACCCAAGCCCTGATCCTGAGCGCCGCCGCACAGCGGCCCGAGCACATCGCCCTGCCGCTGCCCGAGAGCCTTCGGGGTGGCGCCGCCGCCAAGGTGGTCGGCGCGATGCTGGCCAAGGGCTTCCTCGAAGAGGTCGACGCCGACCTGCACAAGGGCGAGCCCGTCTGGCGCGAGACCGGCGACGGCCACGGCGTCACACTGGTCGCCACCGACGCAGGCCTCGCCGCCATCGGCATCGAGACCGAGGACGCGAACACCACGCCTGCGGGCGCGACGGACGCGCCGACCAAGGAGCCCGCGCCGGACACCCCCACCGAACCGAAGGCTGCGCCCAAGACGCGCACACCGCGCGAGGGAACGAAGCAGGCCACCCTGATCGCCATGCTGCGCGCGCCGGACGGTGCGACCATCGAGGAGATCATGGCCGCGACGGGCTGGCAGTCGCACACGGTGCGCGGCGCGATGGCCGGGGCGCTGAAGAAGAAGCTCGGGCTCGAGGTGACCTCGGAGAAGGTCGAGGATCGGGGCCGCGTGTACAAACTCCCTGCCGCCTGACGCACCGGACCCCCACAACATGATGACCGCCGCCCCGCCGGGGCGGCGGTCGATCATTTGGCGCTCCGCATCCGGATCGCCTCGAACACCCGCCGCAAGGCGAAGGAACGGGCGATGCTCACCACCGTGAACACCGCGCCCATCTTCAGGTTCTGCGCTAGCGTCGTGTGCAACCCGAAGACCGGGAAGATCAGGATCTGCGTCATGACTGCGACGCCGTAGCCGACGATCACGTTGGCGACCGCCTCGACCAGCGACATGGTTCGCGACTGGCATTTGGTGTTTACTGGCTGAGTACTACATCCGTCGCGAGACATTGGAGAGCCTATGCATGTTGCTGTGATTGACATCGGAAAGCCGGGCAAGAACCTTGGCTGGGCAATTGTCGGCTCCAACCCCGCCTCAGGCACAGACCTTGATGAAGCGATTGATGAGATCTCGGACCGTATTTCGCGGGGCCCGGTAGCTCTCGGTTTCGAAGCCCCATTGTATGTACCGATGCGCAGCGCGGCCGGTGACCTGACGAAGGCGCGATCGGGTGAGTGCGTCGGTGGTGTCAATCGACCCTACTCCGCAAGTGCGGGAAGCACTGTTCTGGTGATTGCTACTGTCGTGGTGCCGTACGTCCTGCGCGCTCTTCGCTCGGCGGCGCCAGTTTCCATTGCCACTATGGACTATCGCAGCTTCTTCTCCGCACCCGCTGGTGTTCTTTTTTTCGAGGCGTTCGTGACAAACCAAAAGAAATCGCACGATGCCCGCCACGTAGAAGATGCTGAGCTTGCCGCAATGCATCTGTTGGCGATGTTGGAAGAGCGGAGGCCTTTGGAGAGCGCCATCTGTGAACCGGAGTGCCTGAATTTGCTTGGCGCAATGATGCTTCGTACAGGCTGGACAAGCGATCTCAGTGTTCTTGATGATCAGTGTCTTGTTGTCCGCCCTCCAGTCGGTACGCTTTGATCTCCGCAAAGGTCCGGCCGTCGCCGTCGAGGATTGCGTCGCGCCCGGTCTCGGCCTGCCAGCGCTCCACGGCGACATCGACATAGGCCGAGCTGATCTCCATCGCGAAGACGCGGCGGCCGTTGGCCTCGCCCGCCATGATCTGCGAGCCGGAGCCGGAGAATGGCTCGTAGCAGAGCCCGCCCCGCGCCACATGCTGGCGCATCGGGATCCCGAAGGCGTCGAGCGGTTTCGGCGTCGGATGGTCGGGGCGCTCGTCCTTGGCGAAGGACGGCATCTCCCAGGTTGAGGGCAGCGTTTGCTCCGCGACCTTCGGCGGGCGGTTGGGGCGGCGCCAGCCCATGAAGCAGGGCTCGTGTTTCCAGAGGTAGTGCGACCGGGTCAGAACCCCGCGGTCCTTCACCCAGATGATCTGCTGGTGGACGAAGGCGCCGGCCTTTTCCCAGCAGGCCTCCAGCATCGCCTGACGGCGCGAGGCGTGCCAGCAGTACCAGGCGGCGTCCTCGGCGATGGCTTCCGCAACGGCCGCCGAGATGAAGCCGTCGTAGAGTTCGGCCCCCTGCGAACTGTCGTCCCAAGTTGTGCCGTAGGACGCCGACCAGTCCTTGTTGCGCGTCGGATGATTCGAGCCGTCGTAGTCCACGAGGTACGGCGGGTCCGTCGCGAACAGCACCGCGCGCTCGCCGTTCATCAGGCGGCGCACATCTCCGTGGCTGGTCGAGTCCCCGCAGAGCAAACGATGGTCGCCGAGGATCCAGAGATCGCCCGTCTGCGACGCCGGATTGCGGGGCGGCTCGGGGATGGTCACCGGCGGCACGGAACCCCCGGCGCCACCTTCTTCACCGTCGTCTTCCGCGACGTAGGCCAGCAGCTTGTCGAGTTCGCCATCGGAAAAGCCGCCCAGCGACAGGTCGAAGTCGTCGGCCAGCAGGTCGTTCAGTTCCGCCGACAGCAGCGCCTCGTCCCAGGTGCCGAGTTCCGTCAGCTTGTTGTCCGCGATGCGGTAAGCCCGACGTTGCGCCTCGGTCAAATGCCCGAGCACGATCACCGGCGCTTCGGTCAGCCCCAGCTGCGCCGCGGCCAGCACGCGCCCGTGGCCCGCGATCAGCTCGCCGTCCTCGGCGACGAGGCACGGCACGGTCCAGCCGAACTCGGCCATGCTGGCGGCGATTTTCGCGACCTGGTCCGCGCCATGCGCCTTCGCGTTCTTCGCGTAGGGCTGGAGGCGCGACAGCGGCCACGTCTCGATCGCGTCCGGGGCGAAGCTCAGCGTCATGGTGGGCAAGGTTCCTCGGTCGGGTGGATGCCGGTGGCTTCCGGACTCCGGATGCCGGGCCGGACTCCACACGGGGTCCAGCGGCCACCAGCGGTGTCCGGTCGGAAGGCCAGCGTTCATTGGTGTTTGCGCGGGGCGCGCGTGGCTCCGGCTTCCGGGTGGCTTCCCAAAAATCCGGCCCTGTCGCTGGCGATGTTCCGCGCTTCGCCCGCCAGCATACGAATATCGCCAGGAAGGACCCGTGAACTCGTCTTGAACCGGTCGGGATCCTGGCGCGCGCGCCTCCCGCGAGGATAGCTGAATACCTAGTCTGATCCGCTGTTTATGTCCGTTCGAAAACTGTCCGGCGGACACTTTCCTCGCCACTGCTCACCGTCGCGCCGCGCTAGCCAGTTCGATCACCTTGCGCTTCGAGTAGCTGCGATTGAGCCGCCGACCATTGAGCCGGAACGCAATGACGCACAGCGCATAGAGCCAGCGCTCGTGAGCCGCCGACCGCTGCAGACCTACCGTCCAGCAGATCGTTTTCCAACGCTCGCCCTGCGCACGCAGCCAGATGATCTTGCCGTCGACGGGGTTGAGCCCCACCGTCCAGGTGAGCGTTTCCTCCATCCGGCTGATCGCGGCAGGCGACGGCAGGATACGCATCGGCCTCGGCTGCTGTCCGACCTTGTCGGCAAAGTCATGGACGACCTCCGGCCATGTGCTGAAGTATCCCTGCCGCCGCGATTCGGGCAGTCGCTTGAGCACGTAAGCGGCTTCCGCCAGACGTTCCTCGACGAGGCTCGGTGTCCACTCGGTCATCGGCGCGCCTCGTTCGCCTGATCGCGATCGCCATAGAGCTTGTCGCCGAGTTGCCGGATCAGTTCACGTTCGGGCCAGGTCAGCCGGTCATCATCGAGCGACACCGCGAGGACGCGCTGCTCCCGCCAGCCCTCGCGCTTGACCTCTTCCGGGCTGCGGCGCTGTCCGCCATAACCTCGTGGCGCCCACCTCACAGCACACCTCCCCGGGTCTCCATCGCCCAGAGCAGGATGGCGATTGCATCGGCCTCATTATCGTCGGCGGGCTGGAACCCACGCTCGCGCATTGCGGCCAACACGGCTTCCTTGCCGGCGTTTCCCTTGCCGGTGGCGAACCGCTTGATGGTGCCGACCGGTACGCCTTGATAGGCGACGCCTTCGCGCTCGCACCAGGACGTCAACGTTGCCAGAAACCCGCCATAGAGGTGGGCGGCGTCGGTCCCGATGTGACGCCGGACCTCCTCGAAATAGATCGAGGCCAATCCGCCGCTATCGTCAGCCAGCTGTTCGAGCCAGTGCTGGAATCGCAGATACCGCATGCCGCCGCCGTCATAGCGCCCGGTCCGGAATGTCGCGGTGCCACTGTGAACGATCCCGCTGACAAGGCTCGCCCAGCCGGTGGTGGTCCCAAGGTCGAGAGCGAGGATGGTGCTGCCGGCAGAAGCGGAAGCAACGTGCATGGGAGAGAGGTCGGTTACAGGGACGGGTGATGGATGCATGTTCATGCGGGTTGATCCTTCTCGTGTTCTGTCGGGAATGAGAGGTCCGGCACGCCATGCGCACGCGAAGCCCCTGGGGGTGGGCGAGGGAGAACCCGCCTGCGGCGTTCTCCCCCACCCCTGAAGGGGGTGGCTTTCACCCCCACAACTTGGAAGGCCAAGTGAGGCCCTGATAACGTTGATAAATTTCAAGTTGGGGATGGGCTGGGGAGCCACCGCTTCCCCAACTTGAACCTGCGCAGCCCATCGAAGCTGTACGAGCAGCAGCGCAGGTAGTTCGGAGAGGTCTTCCCAACTTGACGCCGCGCAACCGCAGGCGGCAGTGCGGAAGGGAGCGCAGGGAGTTGGGCGCCGCTTTCCCAACCTCCCCAACTTGAAGCTGCGCAAGCCTGCGCATGATGTGTATCGGTGGAGGGCGATCATTCGGCGCCCTCCGGATAGACCCAGATGCCAGGGTTCTCGACCGGCAGTGCGGCCCCGGTCTGGGGGCACTTGTACGTGCTGGGAAGGACGGGAATCCGCTCAGGAATGACCTCGCCGGTCTCAACATCGGCCGTCTCGTCACCGGTCGGAAACACCATGTCCTCAACGCAGAGATAGCCGAACTTCGACTTGGAGGTGGGCAGGCCGAAGGGTGCGCCGTCGCGTACGAACTTGATGAATCCCTTGGTCGACAGCACGCTGATCCGGTCGCGGATCGTGTCCTTGCCGCCGAGCCCAGCGCGGTTCTCGAAGCTCTCAGCGAACTGCAGCGCCGTGTAGAGCCGCCCGGCCTGCGCTTCATCGAAGAGCAATTGAAGGATGACGTCGTGCTTGCGGACGCGCTCGGCGTCGAGCTTTTCGCCAAACTCGCGCCGGACGATCCGTTCCCCGGAGCGGTCGATCTCGACCCAGCGTCCACCGGCCTTGTCGACGACCATGGGCTCGATGCCCGGCCCATTGCGCAGCTCGAAATGCAACATCCGCTCCGGGCGCTCCTCGTCGGGCCGGTGCATGATGATGCCGGAGCTGTAGAAGCTGCGGAGCGATCCGGCGCCCGAGAGCGCCATGAACGGATCCTCGACAAGCTGCTTCTTGGTGATCTTGCGCGTGTGGTGACAAAGGATCAGGCCGGCATCGGGCGCGACAGCGTCGCGCAATGCTTCGATGCGCTCCTGCAGGAAGAAGAGCATCGCCGTGTTGTCGTTCTCGCCACCTCCGTCCGGGCCACCATCGAAGAGGTTGCGGATCGGATCGATGCAGAGGATGTCGGGTGCGCCGTGTCCGTAATGAGCACGGGCGGCAGCGACGGCGAGAGCGACGCCGCCGGCGTCGAGCAGCATGCGCACCTTGGGCGTGGCGACCAGATTGTCGCGCGCCGTAGCCAGGAGGGCGGGATCGACCCGGATGGCCTGGAGACGCTCCCGGAGGTAATGGTACTGGATCTCGGCCTGCAGGTAGAAGATCCGCAGCGGGCGGCTAGGCGCGAAACCGAGGAACGGCACGCCTGCTGCCATATGAACGAGCAGGCTGATGAGGAAGTCGCTCTTGCCGACCTTCGGCGCGCCGCCGAGCACCAGCATCCCGCCCGGCGTCAGCAACCGCGGCGCTATGATGTCCTCCGGCATCGGGCTCAGATCATCGAGCAGCGCGCCGAGTTTGAAGGCTGGCAATGCCGACATGGGTGGGGCGGACAGCCGTTCGAGCGCAGGCCCATGGCGTTCCTCGTGCAGGCGCCAGAGGCGCTGCGCTTCCGAGGCGAGTCGGTCGAGCGGCCAGCTGGGACGGAGCTGGGCGGCGTTGTACTGGCAGATCGCCTCCCAGGCCTCATCGCGGCTCATGCGGCCTTCGTGGGCCATTCGCACATAGTGACCGATCGCGGCGCTTGCGCCCTGAAAGCGCGACCAGTCGTCCGCGCCACCTTCGCGGACCGGCGTCTTCAGAATCTCGTCGATCGACGGTTTGTCGGTCGCCGGTCCGGGCTCCGAACCAACACCTAGCAGCGGCGGCATGTCCGCGACGAGTTCGGCGAAATCGCCCAGATGGACCTCGACCCGAGGGCTGTGGCGGCGGATGTTGACCAGCCGTCTGAAACCGCCCTTGTGATAAACCGAACCGGCCAAACGGATGGGCTGGTGAGCCGATCTAAAATGGGTGTCGCCGCCGACCTTGACCGCGATGTCGCCGCGCAGCCGACAAAGGAGCGCAATGTCCTCGCCCTCGGCCGGTTCGCTCAGGCGCCACCATACATGGAGCTTGTCCAGACCATCCGGCGTGCGGCCGCCGCTTTCAACGAGCAGCGTCGGTTCGCCGAGATGCCGGATGAGATGATCGAGCTTGGCTGTGACGTCGCCCGCGTCGAGATCGACCAGAACGGTCTGCATTTGCCGGACGTCGGCGGCCTTCGCCTTGCCGGTCTCAGCGACCGTCCCCGGCACCACATAGAAGGCCGCGCCCTCGCGCGCTGCCCAGCCGGCGAAGGCGGTCGCTTTCTCCAGCAAACTGTCGCCGATCTCGATCCAGGCATTATGGGGACGGCCGTCGATGCCCTGGCCCTTGTCGACGAAGCCCCGCAGCGGCACCCAGCCGTCGCAATAGCCGAAGACGACGTCGAGAAAGACGGCGATCTGCGCGAGATCCGGCTCGATGTCGAAGGGATCGGCTTGCGGGGCGGCGTCGTTGAAATCCCGCCATGCATCGAGGGAGACGACCTTGTTCTCACTCATGCCGGCAGCCCCCAGCAGCGATTCGCCCACGGGCACATCCGGCACTCGTGAAAATCGCGTGTCGTGGCGATGCGGGGGAGCAGCTCTCCTGCGTCCGTTGCCTGCAGGATCCGCACGCCGCGGTCGCTCATGCGCTGGGCGAGGCCTGCGTCGAACGGCACGAGCTCGTGGTGGAGTTCGGCGGTGTCCTTGTTGATGGCGGTGAACAGCGCGGGATTGGCGGAGATGCCCGGCACCTGCGCTTCCATGTAGGCCTGGTAGAGCGCGATCTGCGCCGCGTAGATGGGTTTCGCCAGAACGACGCCCCTGGCCACGGTGTCGCGCCAGTTCTTCGCGTTCATCGTCTTGCATTCCCAGAGCGCCGGAACCTTGATCTGCAGCGGCTCTGGTGCGGCGGCGATGATCCCGTCGACATGCCCGCGAATACGCCCGCCGGCGGCAGAAAAGCCGAATTGCTCCCCGTCCGGGTGATTGCCCTTGCAAGTGTAGAGATCGACCCCGGCGGCGCGCAGCCACCGGATCGCGAGGTCTTCGAGCGCGTGTCCGATCTCGAAGATCCGCAGTGTCCGCCCGCCGAAATCGGCGCCTTCGTCCTTCGAAGCTCCGGCAAACTCGAACTGCAGGGCGCGCTCGCAGGTGTGTCCGAGGCGAGAGCCCCCGAGATAGGTTCGTGGCGGGATTGCCGCTCGTTCAGCGACGATCGCCTGGTCGATGACCGTGTTGATGTGTTCCGCGCAGGTGGCGCGGTGATTGTAGTCGAGCATCAGAACGGCACCTCCGCATCGACGCTCGCCGCCATGCCGTGCATGGCGTCCTGAAAGCCGCCGACGGCGACCTCGATGAGCGTCAGCACCTGCGCCTCTGAGAGGTCGGAGAGGCGCGCTTGCCAGCCGATCTCCTCCATGATTTCGGCGAGCGGTTTCATGGCGGCGCGGATCGCCGCCTTCTCGTGTTCGGTGAGGTCAACCATGGCCCAGCGCTCCCGCGCCAAGCGCGTCCAGAAGCCTTGGCAAGCCATCGAGCAGAACCACACTGTGGGGCGCGGCTGCTTTCCCCGCACCGGGTCGGACCAGCCAAAGCCACGGGGCGGCCGCCGACACACGGCGCAGAGCGTCCCACGCGGATGCCAGAGCCGCAGGCGATCGGAGACGGGCGTGACCATGAGCACCCTCCATCACGCCGCTGCTCCGATCAGTGCGTCGGGATCAGCGTCGGCGGCCCCGAAGACGAGGGAGCGGATGGCATCCCGGTTGAAGCGGAAGGACAGCAACGCCGAGGCCTGGTAGCGGGTGAGCCCGAAGTCCTGCCGGTATTCGGCCGGCAGGAATGCGAGTTGCCGGCTTGTCGGAGGCTCGTTCAGCCAGCGACGCGTCTTGTGGGCGCTCTCGTCGCTCTCATGCTCGTTGAGCCAATCGTCGGCTGCCGCGAGGCACACAGTGCGCTCGCCCAGCGCCAGCAGATGCGGCCGCTGCTTCTGCAGGCCGCCGACGCCATACCAGCGGCCACGCAGAAAGAAGACACCGCCCCAGGCGTTGAAGCCGTTGGCGGCAAGCGCAGCATCGTCGCCGAAGAGATCGCACCAGCGGAAACTCGAACGCTTCAGGAGGTCGATCTCGGACATCACGAAGTCGCCGATCGGGGCGGCCTCACTACCCTCGGCGCGCTCCCAAAGATGGCCGCACAGCGGGCACTCGGTGGTGGCGAGCGGCACGACGGCGCCGCAGTCGGGGCAGTCCTTTGTGGGTGCCTCGCCGGAGGGTTCATGGCCGTTCAGGTCGACGTCCTGCTCCAGCGATCCATGCAGCAGCGTCGAGGTACCAAAATCGAGCACGATGCAGTCGGTCTTGACGATGCCCGGATGCTCTTCGGGCGAGACCGTGCGCAGGCCCCGCCCAACCATCTGGATCATGGTCGACTTGTAGGAGCTCGGCCGCAGCAGCACGACACAGCTGGTCGGCGGGTGATCCCAACCTTCGGTTAGGACCGCAACGTTGACGACGACGCGCAGGTCACCAGCGGCATAAGCCGCGAGGGTGGCCCTGCGGTCCACATCGCTCATGTCGCCGTAGATCAACCCCGCGGCGATGCCCGCCGCGTTGAAAGCGTCAGTGACGTTGCAGGCGTGGTCGATGGTGGAGCAGAACACTACCGTCTGGCGCGCGCTCGCCTTCTCCTGCCAATGACGAATGACCGCCTCCGTGACCGGCGAGCGATTCATGATCGCATCAACCTCGGCCATGTCGAAATCGTCGGCCGTGCGGCGCACTCTGGTGAGCTGATCCTGGACGCCGACATCGATGACGAAGGTGCGCGGCGGCACGAGGTGGCCGGAGGCAATCAACTCCCCGATCCGGATCTGGTCGGCGACGTTCGAGAACACCGGGCGCAGCCCGCGCTTGTCGCCCCGGTTGGGCGTGGCGGTAACACCATAGATGCGGCACATGGGATTGCGCTTCAGCGCGGTATCGATGATGCGCCGATAGCTGTCCGCCGCCGCGTGATGCGCCTCGTCGATCACCAGGAGGTCGAGCGCAGGGATCTGATCGAGATTGCTGGCGCGTGCCAGCGTCGGCACCATGGCGAAGGTGACCTGTCCGCCCCAGGATTTCTCGCTGGCGTCGACGACTGAGGTGGTGATCCTCGAGTTCACACGACCGAACTTGCTGCGGTTCTGAGCTGTCAGCTCGTCGCGGTGGGCAAGCACGCAGGCCTTGGCTTCGGTCTCGGCCACCATGCGCCCCGAGACCGCAGAAAGCATGATCGTCTTGCCCGCTCCGGTCGGGGCGACGCCGAGGGTGTTTCCATGCTCGCCGAGCGCGCGGACGCTGCGCTCGACGAACTGCTTCTGGCGGGGCCGCAGCAGCATGGCGTGCTCCTCACTGTGCCCAGGAGGGGCGCACGCCCGGCTGCGGCATCGAGGACTGGGGAGCAAAAGCTGGGGGCTGCGGCGGCGCCACCGTGCCGGCCGCGCCCATGATGGCGGCGTATTCCTTGTGGTCCGGCGTCACCGCCGCACGAACCTCGTTCTTCTCGTCGCCATTGGTGTCCGTGCCGATGTCGATCTTGGCCACGAACTCGAGCCCGTCGAGATCGGCGAAGCTGCTGATGCGGCGGGCGGACTGCGCCTGTGCAGAAAGGTCCTTGTCCGAGATGCCGCGCGCAGAATTCAGCATGCCGCGGATCAGGCTGCGGCCCATGTTTGCCCAATCCGGACCCTTAGGGCTGTAAAGCCCGATCAGGGTGAAGATCTTCCGTCGGGCATAGGGTCCTTCGAGCACCGTGAACTCACCCGAGAGGTAGACCGAACCGGTCGTTCCCCGCGTGGCGTATCCACCGGTCCAGCCCTGCGCCGGGTCGTCGAAACCGCCTGGGCGGATCGTCAGGCGGACCTTGGCCAGCGTGCCCTTGGGGATGATGTTGGTGTTCTGCTTGGCGTCGTTGAAGTCGTTCCAGGATCCAGACATGGCTGGGCTCTCCTCGTTCAGGCGTTTTCGGATTGGGTGGGGGTGTCAGTGCCTGGGGCGGTGGCGGCCGGTGATGGGCTGCGGTAGTCGAGCCGCTCGGAAGCGGGTTTAATCGGCCCGCGGATCTTCGCCATGAGGCGGCCGAGATGCGGCTCCTCCACCGACAAGAGCCGGCCGGAACGGTCCTTCGCGGGGAAGTTCCAGGGATTAATGGTCTGGCAGACAAAGGCGCGGTACGGCGTGCCGGCCTCGTCCTTGATCTCGGCCATCGTCAGGACTTCATCGACGATGCCGGGGAGCTCGAGGCCGGTCTTGGACCCGTCGATCTGCGCCGAGAAGACGCGTCGGTTGAAGTCGTCGAGCTTCTCGTCGAGGATCCCGACGAACCAGACGTTCTTGGTTCGCGTGTGCTGCAGATGGGTAAGCCACGCGATCATCTCGCGGCCGTGCAATCCGTATGCGCCGCGGATGTCGGGCTTGCCGGTCTTTTCTGAAAAGGCTTCCGGCTGACCCTTGCACCATTGGAAGCAGAGCCTGGCCGCAACGGTGATCGAGTCGATGAATATGGTCTGGTAGCGGTCGAGCCCTGATGGATCGCCGAAGCGATCGCACACCGCAGCGTGGTGGGCGTCGCTGTAGACCTGATCGTCCCGGAGGGCCGGATTGGGCCCGCCGATGAAGACGGCGAAGTCGCGGCATTCGGCCCATGTACGCGGTCGGACGCTGTCACCGGACCAACCTTCGATGGCGAGGTCGCCCGCCTCCAGATCGATGAAGAGCGTGGTGGCGGGATCGAGCGTCCACAGCAGACTGGTCTTGCCGATGCCGGACTTGCCGAAAATCGCGCCCTTGATGCCACGCGGTTCGGCGAGCCGCTGATCGGCCGAGATGATGGGGAGGGTCATTTCATTCCTCCCCGGCCCGGATGAGCCTGAAGGTCATCTTGCCAGTGCGAACCGTACGAGCCGGTTCGAAGATCTTGCGGATGTGAGAGGGCCAGGCTGCGTAAGCGCGCTCGGTAATGTCGAATTTCGTCCTGACGTATTCGGCAGGGTCTTCGCCAGCGGCTCTGATCTTTTCGACGAGTGCAGCAAGGATATGCTGATCCCAGTCGACCCTCTTGGGCGTTGTCACGGCAACGACGACGCCGTCCTCGTCCGCAAGGCGTACGGTGCCGGTGTCCTTTGCGGCCTCCAGGCGCGCCATGGCGGCGCGGTCGGTGTATTTGAGCGCAATGGCCCCGTTGAGCCACTCGCTGATCGCCTCGACGCTGCGCAACCGTTCGCCGGCTTCCTCCTGCAGAAGCGCCAGTTGCTCGGCCGGCATAGCGGCGATGTCGCCGAGCGGCATGAGCCCGAGATCGTCAAGTGAAACGCGATTGGAATCTCTCATCGCCGCACCTCTCACGCCGCTGGAGTGGTGAAGGTGCGGGCAGTGCTCGCGCGGATCTGCTCGCGCTCGTACTCCTCGATGTCCTCCAGCCGGTACACGACCCGGCCGCCCAGCTTGACGAAGCGCGGGCCTTCGCCCGTCCACCGCCACCGCTCGAGCGTGCGGTGCGAGATGTTCCAGCGCGCAGCCAGATCAATTTGGTTGAGGTGTTTCGTAGCCATCTGTCTGTCCTTCGGTTCCAGTCGAAAACCTGCGGAGAGGATGGCGAAGGATCAGAACTGCGTCGTCGGGACGGAAAGTGGATCGTGAGGGGATGAAATAGGATGATTTTCCCAAGCCCAGGGGGATGGCTGGGGGATACGGATCAGACGAGCCAGGCCGTTGAAAGCAAAAAGCCCGGCTAAACCGGGCTTCGTGGTGGGGGATCAGGAGAACTTGATGTTGAGCCGATATCGGCCCCGCCGATCGGACTGGATGAGCTTGCGCCATTCGGGCTGCGTCTTGAAGAGATCAGACAGACGGGTGCAGGAGGAGCCGGCATCCGCCAGCACCGCCTTGCCGTGCTGCCATGGGCACCCGCTCATGGCCGCATCATGGAGGATCTTCACGACGCGAGCCTGGAACTGCCCGAGCATGTAGGTTCGCTCTCCGAGGGTGACCTCGCTGAAATCATCCCTTTGCTCGAAGACGATCTCCGAGCCGCGCCCCGTGCCCGCCAGTCCGTGCTTGGCCTCAGCCAGATCCCGCTCATCTCGCCGGACAACTAGTTCATCCTGCTTAATCAGGATACCGTTCTCCGGCTGCAACACCACGCAGTAGCGGCCAGAGGGAGCATCGAAGCGCTCCACGCGCAGCGCACCCTCGTGGAACAGACGATAGGCGTCGTGCGCCCTAAGATCCTGAAGCCCGTGAAATAGACTCTGATCTTCGGGGACGCTGCACCACTGGCCTTTGTCCACCTCCTCGTAGCAGCCCTGTTCCAGGCGAACGCCATAGAGGCGCACCGAGACTTTCAGGAGTCCGTTTTCGGCAAGGTAAACCAGATCGCGGTGAGGCAGGTCCCACCGCTCCTCCAGCTCTTCGAGCGCGAAGTACTCCTTCTCGATGCCTGCCATGCCACGGACTCGCCCACTACCATTCGTTCTGCCTTTGTTCTATTTCCTTGACGCGGACGAATCAATCCGTCTATGTCCACATTATCCACATACTGGATGGACCCAATGCAGATGAAGCTCGCCGAACGGCTCAGGGCACGCGCTCAGCAGATGGCGATGAACGCGCGCGAAGTTGCGGAGAAGGCCCGGGTCAACCGGTCGTTCGTCTACGACATTATGCGCGGACGCTCAGAGCATCCGAACCTGGAGAAGCTGGACAAGATCGCCAGGGTTCTGAAGGTCGACCGCAACTGGCTGCTGCACGGCAGGGGTGAGGTCGAAGGCGAAGAGCCCGTGATGGGCGAGGAAGCGGACGGGTTCGTTGCCATCCCCTCGGTCGAGGTCACTGCCTCGATGGGCGGCGGCAAGCTCGTCGCCGACGAGGTGGAAACCGGTGAGCCCTATCACTTCAAGAGCTCCTGGATCACCCATAGCCTGCGCGCCAATCCCGCGAACTTGAGGATCATGCACGTCGAAGGCGACAGCATGATGCCGACCCTTCACGACGGAGATGTCGTCCTGGTCGATCTCGGTCGCGCTCTCCCGACACCACCCGGCATCTTTGTGCTGTTCGATGGAATGGGCCTGGTCGCCAAGCGACTGGAACATATTCCAAACTCCGACCCGCCACAGGTCCGCATCATCTCCGACAATACGTTCTACAGCCCCTATGAGCGGACGGCAGAGGAGATCAAGATCATCGGACGGATCAGGTGGTTCGGCCGAGAGATTTG